GTGCCCGGAAATCCGGGGAGCACGGTTGTAGCGGGCCACGGTAGTTGGCATTTCGGGCCACGTAGTTGGCACGGGCCTACGGCGCATACCGGAAGCCGGGAGGCCGCTGCCCGGCTTTTTCCTGCCATTTTGTCAGTTCGACGGGCCGTCGATCGGCCCTCGAACCGCCCCTGAAATTCCGTGCGTCATGGCCAGACGATCATGTCGGCGGCCGATGTTGGTTGGTATCCGCCGCCGCCGCCGGGTGGGACTGGCCATCCCCACGCTGACCCATCCCATTCTAAAATTCTGTTGCCGCCCTGGCCTCCGACCAGTATCAGCTTGCCTTTGTAGATGCCGAGCCTCTGGTTAGCCCACGCGCCGGAGATCGTCCCCAATGTGACCCATGATGAGCCTGACCAGTACGCGACGATGGCAATCTGCGTTGGCGTGTTCTGGGAAAATCCAGCCATGTAGAGCGTGCCGTCGATGCTCGCCAGGTGCGGAACATAGCCGGCGAAGCTGCTGCCGACTTGGGTCCATGATGAGCCGTCCCAACTATAAACGCGGTAGTCGCCCGTGCCTGCGGCGACACTGGCGTACAGGGTTCCCGCATGGCTGACTAAACCGTGGCTGGCAGTGTCGGGCTGGATGGTGCCAAGTGCCTGCCACGTGGTGCCTGTCCATCTCCTGATACGGTCGTTCTGGAAAGTGCCGTAAAGATCGGTGCCATGCACGCAAAGGTTGACGCAGGTGTTTGTCGATAGGCCGGTGTTTATCACCGTCCAACTGGAGCCATCCCAATAGGCGGTGTGCGTGCCGAAAGAACCCCCCACAACCAATTTGCCATCCCACACGGTCATGGCCCATACACCGTTGCCCTGCCATTCGCTGCCGAACGTGCTCCACGATGCGCCGTCCCATGCGGCCACGCGCCGGGCGCTCACTGTGCCGCCGTTGACCGTGCTGAAATCTCCACCGACCACCAGGTCGCCCTGATAGTTGATCAGGCGTCGGCAAGCGGCCCCTCCCCCCACCGTATCCCATCCTGCACCGTTCCACCGCTGGAATGAACCCGCGACATACAGGTCGCCGCCGGGAATCCCTCGGGCTCCCAATGGTGAGATGAGGAATGAACCCAGCGGCGACACGTGGAATCTGTAATCGCTCAAGCTCATGTGCTCAGCCCCCAGACTCGCCCGGCGATGTTCAGGTCTACGGCGTGGATGGGCACGTCCTCGGCGGGATCGCCGTCCTCGAATGTTGCCCCCATGCCGGCGGCGACGATCAGCACCAGCAGCTCTGTGGCTTCGTAGCCCTCATCGGCCGGGTCGGGGATGTAGGGAGGCTTGACGATCCACGTCTCGGTGTCGGTGCCATCGCCCACCTCCACGGTCTGGGCGTCCGTCGTAGTCAGCGTGGTGATGCCATCGTAATGCTTCTTATCATGCCGAAGCTCACGCGGCTTGGCGGCCTTAAACGCATCGCCCACCATCGCGTTGGTCTCAGGATGCACGCGCTTCACGGTGAGGTAATCGTTCTCGACGCCCGTGACGCGGACGTGCATGGGCAGGCCCGGCCGCAACTTCAACTCGCCCAGGCCGGCGCCGGATCGGCGACGAATGTCGCCTTCCCAGTCGCGCACGGCGGCGGCGATCCGCTTGGCGGATCTGAGGCTGAACATGGCTGGTGCGCTCTCGCTCATGACAGGGGCACCCCCGACCAGGCGTTGGCGGCGAACGGCCGGAACAAGAGGGTCTCGGGCGTGTCGGTGATGTTCGTTTTGCGCGTGCCGTTCTCGTTAAGCGGCCAGCCCTTACCAATGGTCCCCCCGAGCGCATCGGGGATGGGCTGAGGCTTGCCGTCGATCAACTCGTAGTGCCCGATATGCAGCGGGCGGTCGATCCAGCCGCGGCGATTGTATTTAATCTGGTACGTGGCCTTGTGCGTGTTGGCCCCCACCTGCTCGAAGCCGCTCACGTCCAGCCAGCACGTGTCAGGCAGGCGGGTCTTGCCCTTGATGCTGATCGAGCCGGCATTCACCGTGTCGTCCGCCGCCTCAAGGTTCGCCTTCGTGGCGGCGTTGACGTATTTGGTGTAGTTAAACACCTTGATGCTCACGGGCCTCTGCGGGCCCTGCTCGAACGGCTCGCCGGCTGCCGTTCGCACCGGCTTGGGCGGGTCCGATTCGTCCATCGCGTATTCCACCCACATAACCTCCTTCGACTCATCAATCCCCGCGTCGGCTCCGATCAGCATCTTCTCGGTCTTGCCGCTGGTGGGGTCGGAATACTCGATGGTGACGGTGAAGTGACTGGGCGTCTTGCGCTCGACATTGCGGTCGGTGACCCGGCAGTTCACCCGCGTGGCACTGAAGCTGTCGTCGTCGCCGGGGACCTCCACGCCGCCGGCCGAGGCGCTCAGGGCCTCATCGGCCGGTGCGAAGCCCTGGGCCACGCACTCGAAGACGCGCGTCGCCGATGCCGTTCTGCCGGCGTCCTTGAACGTCTCACTGACCATCCGGACTTTAAGCCAAGTCGTCATCGGTTATGCCGTGAATGTAAAGTCCAGCCGCAGCGTCGCCCCGACCAGGTCGGCGGCGCTGCCGGCCTTGGTCAACGTGATCTCCAGCACGTCCTCGGCGGCGGTGACCAGGTTGGCCGGCGTGCCGTGGAGCGTAAGGTTGCGCTTGACGTTGCCGGTGATGCCGCTGCCGCCCGTGGCCTTGGTGCTATTGGCATCGTCGGCGGCGTCGGCCATCGCGGTTGTGCCGCTGCCGGCCGGTCCTTTGTTGACGATGCCGATCGTCCAGTAGTCGGTGTCATCAGCGGCGATGGTTGTGCCCACCGCGATCGACGCCTTAGTCAGCACGCCGGCCACGGCCGGGCAGATGGCCCGGATCGTCGTCGTGGCGCTGATCGTGCCGAGCTGGATCGTCGTCTCCTTGGTCGCCGCGGCCGTGGAGAGCATGCTCCCCACCGTCCCGGCCAGTCCGATTAGCGTCATCAGCGGCTTGGAGCTGGTGACCGTCGTGATCGCCCCGGCATCGCACACAACCGTGTACAGCGGCAACCGGCCGGAGGTGAAGCCGGATGTGTTGGCGCTGACCGTCCCCGCTCGATCGACCTCCACGTAGTTGGTCTGGCTGGCCGTCAGGAGGATCGTGTCGGCGGCGACGCTGACGATCGCCAGGCCGTTGTGGAACCGGCCGGCGTCATAGGCGAAGGTGAGCCCCGTCGTGAGGTCCGCATCCTGCGTGAAGTGGCCGCCGCCTTTGGCCAGCGAGTCGATGTCATCCGCCTCAGCCGTAATGGCGATCGAGCCATCATCGATCAGATCGCGGATGTCCTCGAGCTCATCGCTCATGGGGATGCCGGCCGATTCCATGGGCCGGTTGGCCCGATTGATCGCCGCCGCCTGTGCTGTGGTGTAGTAACTCATGTTTCGTGTCCCTATCCAATGTCAACAACCTGGAACGCCAGGCGATCGCGGATCTCCTTCTGGAGAGTCTCCTGTCGCTTGGCCACATTGAGCTGATCCTTCTGCACGTCATCCTTCTGCCGGCCGGCCTGGAAGGTGAACCGCGCCGCCTCAGCGCTGCCGGCCTTGATGAACTGCGCCATGCGGCTCTGTTGCGGCTCGGGTTTCTGCTGGGCCGAGCGCAATTGGTCCTGGGCCTGCTCCACGCCGGCCGCGAACTCATCGCCGGTGATTTTCTGCTCATCCCGCCAGGTGCGGAGCTTGGCGAGGATCTCATCGTATTTTTCGGCCGGTCCTTTGAGGCTGTCGCGCCAGCGGTCGATCTCCTGCGTCATCGTCCTGGCATCGGAGGCCGCGGCGAGTTCGGTCTTGAGCCGGCGGACCTGGTCGATCTGGGCCTGTGTGGCGTCCTTGTTCTGGCGCTGCCAGGCGGATACCTCACGCTCCACATCGCTGAGGGTGAAACCGGCCAACTCGGCCCGCATGTCCGCGATCGACGACTTCACCCGCTCATTGGCATCGATGGCCGCCTGGGCATTGCGCGCATTGGCGGCGGCGATCGCCGCTGCGTGCTGCTCGCCGGCGGCCGCCTCGCGAGCGCTGGCGACGGCGGAGATCGGTGCGGTGAGGGCGCCGGAGATCATCGGCCCGGCCAGCGGGATGCCGGTGGGCAGGCTGGCGGTGGCTTTCTTGGTCTGCTCGATCCTCCACCGGCCGATCTCGGCGAGCTGCTCATCGTGAGCGTGCTTGAGCTCCAGCAGCGCCGCGGCGTGATCGCCCTGTTGGATCCGCATTCGCTCCACGGCGGCGGACCGCTCGATCTCGATCGTCCGGGCCTTCTGCTGCTCGAGCTCGCGAACGAATTCCTCACCGCTGCGGCGGGCCAGGTCTGCGGCCTCATCGGCGGCCAGTTGCCCGACCAGACCAAGCCTCTCATCGCGGGTGGATTCAATAACTGAAACGGGCCGGGCCGCGTTCTGAAGGCCGCGGATCTGATTGTCCAACGCCTTCCACTCCGCCAGCGCCCTCTGTTCCTCCGCAATCAACCCCTCTCGCCGCGCTGGGGACGATTCAAATCGTTCTCGCTTTGCTTGCGCATCATCCCTGGCCTTCGCTAGTCGCTCTCGCTCCGCATAGAGGGGAGCGAGCTTTTCGTTCGCCTCCCGACCGGCCCGGATCTCCGCATCCGCCTCGTCGCGGATTTGCTTCTCCCGATCGGCAGCTGACTTAGCCAGGTCCATGCCCTCGGTCGGCTTGCCGGCCTTGGCGGCGGCCAGCTTGGCGATCTGGAAATTCAAGTCGGCCATCGCCTCGGCATCCCGCCTGGTGGCGGCGATGTTCCGCTCCTGGATCTCCAGCCGCAGCTTCATCACCAGGCTCGTCCGCTCCGCCTCCACGTTCATGGCGCGGATGGCCGCCTGCTCGCCGGTGATGATCTCCCGGATGTCCCGGCCGGCCTTCCAGATCCCGCCGAGAATCGGAACCATTCCGATCAACTCCTCGGTCATTTGACCGGCCGACATGTCGGTGTCGCGCATCGCATCGGCCAGCTTCCGCGCCTCGCCGGCGGCGTTGGCCAGGCCCATGCTGATCAAACTGAATCCCGCGACCGGCCCAAACCCCTGGAGCATGCGGATCGTCTGCCCAAGGTCGCTGCCCCGGCCGAACTCCGCCTTCATGTCCTGGATGAACCCGCGCGAACTCTGGCCGGCCTTGGCGCTCGCCTGGGCGGCCATGTTGGTGGCCGAGGCCAGGCCGGTCATCTCCCGCCGGGCATCGCCCAGTCCCACCGCCCAGGTGGGGATCGTCGCCCCGACCGCTTGAACGGCCGGTTCGATGTCGTACAGCTCCGCCTTGATCCCCTGGGCCATCGCCGCCGCCTGCTGGCCCGCCTCGGCGAGGCCCGCGCCCATTTGCGTCTGGATGGCATCGGCTACGGATTGAACGGCCGGTTGGACAGAGGCCATCTCGGAGCGGATGTCGGCGGAGAGTTTATCGGTCGCCGCCGCCGCCTGGGCCATCCCCGCGGAGATGGACTGGGGGATCTGTTTGCCCACGGCGATCGCGGCCGGCTCGATCGACGCCAGCGACTTATCGACGACGATGGAGTAGTTCTTGGCATCCGCCGCTCCGCGCGCCAGCTCCTCCCGCAGCGGCTTGAGGTCCGCTGTAACGGTGGTCGTGATGGAGCCGGTCTGGAAAGCCATGGGGTTGGGTCAGAGTTAAAAGTTGTTCAGGACTGAGGACGCGGGAAAAGTTGAAAGTTGTTCAGGACTGAGGACTGAGTTGGGAATTCCGTTACTCAGTCCTCAGCACTCAGTCCTTTCCACTTTTCTTCTGCTGCTCGCTGACCGCTGACGGCTGATCGCTGATCTGCGGCCGGATAACGCGGGCCGGCTCCAGCGGCCGTTCGCCTTCGGCCAGCTTCACGTGCCCCGTCGCCAGGCGGCGGCTGGCGACGTTCTCCGGCAGCCGGACCTCGTCGCCGAGCTTGAAATGCTGTCCGGGAACGGCGTGTTCCAGGATCACGATGCACTTGATGGTTTTCATAACTAACTCCAGTTAAAAGTTGCTCAGGACATCAGAAGTTGAAAGTTGCTCAGGACTGAGGACTGAGTTGGGATTCCGTTACTCAGTCCTCAGTACTCAGTCCTTTCCACTTGCCTCTCTCTTCCCGCCCATGGCACCGGCCCAGGCGGCGAACATCTGCTCGATCTGATCCGGATCCGTGATCAGTTTTCCCCGGCCGGTCGTGTCCAGCGAGGGGAAGACATCGGCGAACTCGACTCGATCGCCGTTGCGAACCCGCGTCAGCATGTCGATCTGCCGCGCCGCCCGCAGGTCCATCTCCTTCGCCCGGGCTCTTTCCCGGCCGGCCAGCCACGCATCCAGAAGATGCAGGTCGGCCATCGGCATCTCCCCGACCTCATCCATCGACTTGCCCAGCGCGATCGCCGCCTGGCAGATCAACTGTTGGGCCGGCGAGGCGGCTAGTTTTTTTCGGCGTCCTCTCCGCTATTGGCCTTGCGGATGGCCTCATTCATCCGGCGGACGCCGTCCCAAAGAATCTCCGGAAGCTCGTCCCTAAGCTCGTCTAGGCTGGCCCACGTGGGCGAGCCATCCTCCTGGTAGATGTACGCGACGACGTCGTGCAGCATCTCCTCGTTGCTCTCCGCCACGGCGGCCGCGACGACGGCCGGTTCGGCGTCGTCCGGTATCTTCGGACGGAACGGCCGATTCAGCACTTTGCTGGCCGGCATCAGCTTCACGTGGATCTTGCCCAGGACCTTGTCCTCGACGCACACAATCCGCGGCTTCTTGAGTTTCTCTCGAATCGATTCGGGCATGTTTGCTCCGCTCAAAGTTGGTAGTGGGTAGTCGGTAGTCGGTAGTTGGTCTTGCCTGGCAACCACCAACTACCAACTGGCAACTCTTCCTCTGCCTCACGCCGACGGCGTGTACACCGGCAGCGAATTCACGCGCACGGTGACCGGCACATTGATCACGCTGTTGGCCCCGCTCGCTCCCGCCAGGCCGACGCGCTTCAGCGGGCCCTCGAAGGTCAGCGTCGCGGTGCTCCTGAACGTGATCTTCCAGGCCCGATCGACGGTGTCGGCCAAAGCCAGCAGCGTCGTAAGCGTGGCGTTGCGCATCGCCAGCGTGACAGAGAGAGTCCCGGCGTCGGCCACGGTCAACGCCCACTGCTTCATCTTGTCCGCCTGGTCCAACTCCGTGATCTCCGTCTCGTCGAAGACCAGGTCCGGCAAGCCGTCGATGCCGACGATCCCCGCCAGCGGCGTCGCCGCGGCACCGCCGGCCGTTCCGTAGAACAGCGTGATCCCGAATGTCTTTTGATGCTCGTTCATGCTCCGTTCCTTTCGGTTGTCTCAAAAAGCTGTCAGCTATGCCGATGATTCCTCTACTACGGTGGCGGCGTAAACGGCGTGTACACCGGCAGCGAATTGACGCGCACGGTGATCGGCACGTTGATCACGCTGTTGGCCCCGCTCGCGCCCGCCAGGCCCACACGCTTCAGCGGCCCCTCGAAGGTCAGCGTCGAGCCGCTGATGAATGCGATCTTCCAGGCCCGATCGACCGTGTCGGCCATGGCCAGCAGCGTGGTCAGCGTCCCGTTTTTCATCGCCAGTGTGACGCCCAGATTGCCGGCGTCGGCGACGCTCAGCGCCCACTGCTTCATTTTGTTCGCCTGGTCCAGCTCCGTGATCTCCGTCTCGTCGAAGACCAGGTCCGGCAGTCCGTCGATGCCGACGATGCCCGCCAGGGCCGTCCCCGCCGCCCCGCCGGCCGCGCCGTAGAACAGCGTGATGCCGAATGTCTTTTGATGCTCGTTCATGATCCAGTCCTTTCTGCCCGGCTACGCCGCCGGCACATATTCGAATTCGATTTCATAATTCGCCGTTGCGATCGACCGGCCCTGCTCATCGGTGCCGATGATCCCTGGGACCTGCTCGATCCGGCTGACCCACGCCACCCAGCTCCCGCCGGGATCGACTTCGATCGCCCCGGCAGCGCTCAGCCGCTTGCCGGGGATCGACCAGGAGATCTGCGGCCGGCCGTCAGAGTCCAGGAGCGTGGCGTGGAGCTTGCGGGCCTGCGTCAAGACGCCGGCGTCATCGTTCGTGCCGCGCGTGTCGAGCTGGAAGGCGATCCGCTCATCCCGCATGCCGGCGAAGCTCGCGTTGTCCGCTCCTCCGTAGACGCGAAGGACCGTGTAAACGGCGTTCGAAGAGGCCTCGTCCTTGCGATGAACCGACAAACCGCCCGGGATGGCCACGCCCGATGCGGCGGCGATCGCCGAGGCGAGCGAGAGCAGGAAGTTGTTGATGTCCGTGATCATGCCGCCTGCACGTAAACTTCCGTGTTGGTCAACCTGCCGGCAGTGCCGCCGGGGCCTACCGCCGGCTCGCTGGCCAGGACGCGATAGGTCCGATCGGACGATTCCAGATCCACGCGCACAACCACCCGGCCGCCCGTCCGGACCGTGGCGACGACGTTGCCGGGGACGTAGATCACGGCGGAGGCCTCGGCGATCGCCGCTCCCAGCGTCTGACGCTGCGAGGCCCGCGGCCGCTGCCAGGAGCATCGCAGTGCGATCGTCGACCCGGGCGTCCAGTTCTCACCGCCGAGGGCGGTGCGCGTCGCCGGTGCGTCGATTCTCGTGATGGTGGCGTTGGTCAACATGAACAGCACACACTCCCTTACGGTCGCGTCTCGTTGCTATAACAAACTTCCGCTGCGCAGCCGATACCGCTTCATCAGCTCCGCCGCGCGGGTCACCAGCAGGATCCCGCCGCTGGTCATAATCGTGGCGGGAGCGTGATAGCTCTGGGACATCCCGCCGACGCTCTCTGATGCGATCATGCGATCGCCCGCGCTTGTCCGGGTCGCCACGGCGCCGCTCAGGATGCCATCGGCCTGGAAAAGAACGGCCAGCTTCACCTGGAGGGGGATCACGGCCTCCTCTTCGGTCGCGTCCCAGTCCCAGACGGTCGCGACCCCGTCCGTGTCGCCCGAGCCGTTGTAGCGGGGGAATTCCAGGACTTGCTCGCCCGTGCCGTCATACCGCCGGCCCTGATAGCGCATGGCCGAGTCGATGTCGATCGTCGCCAGCTCCAGCGCCGCCGCCTTGGCGGCCGTGGTGGCCGCCAGGTACGCGGCCAGGGAAGCGGCCGGGAGGGTGGCCGCCAGGGCGTCGGCTTCGGTGGTTGTGAGATATGCGCTCATGGTTCAGCTCCCGGCTCTCAGCTCTCAGCGATCAGCTTCTTACTGACGGCTGACCGCTGACCGCTACCTGAGAATCCTCCCGCGGATTCTCAAGGTCGTATCCGTCGTCGCCTTCTTGGCCCAGATCGTGTATTCGCCCGCGCCGGCGTCCAGCTTCAGGGCGAAGGCCCCGCCGGCGGCGGTCGTGTGGGGAGTGGCCGGTAGGCACCACGGCATCGCGGCGACTTCGGTCGAGAAGTCGGCGTCTTCCAGCAGGTCCACGTGCGTACCGGCCAGCACGGGGCTGGCTGAAATCTTCAGGGCCGCCAGGGCCCCGCCGGCGCCGACGTCGCCCAGGAGCACGACGGCCCGACCGGCCGCCTGGATGGTCGCGATCTGCACGTAGTCCGTGTCGTCATCCACAACCTGCGCGGTCGTGTCGAATTCATCGCCCGAATATCCGCCGATGGTGATCATGTTTATGCCCTTCTAAATGTTCCGTGGGTGAGGGAGACGCTCTGGCCGATTCTGCGGAACGTGCCGTGCGTGAGCGACACTGCCTCGCCGGCGGCATCAGTTAAAGCTCCGCTCATGGCTAATGCAATGGCCGCGGATCCCGCCAACGCGCCGATCCCCGTGAGATTCCCGCTGGCCGACATTGCCATCGCGGCCGAGCCGCTGATCGCCTCTTCGCCGCCCTCGACGTACTCCTCCATCGACTTGAAGATGCCCGGATTCCAGCCGTAGCCGTAGGTGACGGCCTCTTGCCCAGCCGCCGCGTAGGACGTGCGGATTGAGTCGAATAGCCCGTTGAAAATGTCCAAAAAGTTGTACGAATAGCCGCTGTTGCTGACGGAGAAGATGGTGACGCCGTAACTGAATACAAACGAATGGAGAGACCCGCTGTCACCCACCGAAATCCGGCCATACAGCCACCAATCCCAGAGACTGCCCCCGACTGCACTGCCAGTGCCCTGCGGGCGAAACACGATCCGATTCGTCGAGCTGGGTGTTAGCGTCCCATCCTCTGACCAGCAGAACTGATCGGGCACTTCCGTAAGGACAAGAACGTCGTCTTCGCTCAATGGCGGATCGGTTGTGCCGGGCAGACCGCTCAAGCCGGTCCAGTTGGGTCCGAGCGTGACTTGGATCTGATTTGGAAAGCCGACGATGGGCATTACTTAAACCTCCGCCGGAAAAGTTCAGCGAAATGCTCGATCGTCATGTGCTCGCCGGCGAACCGCTCATGCGTGCAGATGACGCGCTTGCGCGTCAGATCTCCCAGGTCGGCCGCCCGCTTGATCGTGTAGGTCTGGTCGCTCTCGCCGCCGTAGTAGGGTGAACGTCGGTAGTCCAGGGACGCGGCCGTCGCAAGTAGCTTGGTCCGGACTTCCTTGCTGTTCACCGCCAGGCTCCGGGCCAGGTCGGCATTGCAGCGAACAAGCGTGCCGTACTCTGTATCGATCCAGCCGGCCGCCTCTTCGCGCTGTCGGCTGATCTCGGCCGCCACCTCGGCTTTGGCGACCAACAGATCGTCGCCGCTCTTCAGTGCCTGATAGACACGCATCGCGACCGCCCCATCGATCGCCAAGTTCTCCGGGAAGTCGGCCGGCTGCGATCGTCGCAGGTTCGTGTCGATCATCGCGACGGCCGGCGCGATGTCGGGGCGGTTCAGCCCAAGATGCTGGACGATCCGGCGGATCTGAGTGGTCGGGTCCGAGCAAAGCTGGTCGTAATCCACAGGGAGAAAGCGGTCCCGCGTCGTCTGCGGCTGATCGGCCAGCCAGCGGGCGAACATGCCTGTACCCGACAGATACCGATTGGGACGTTGCGGCAACTTGGGAAACTCCCAGGCCCCGAAGCCCGCGATCTCCGCGCCGCCGATCAGATCCTCCTGGCTGACCGCTACCGAGCGGGGATCGCGCAGGCACAGAATCGCTTTGTCGTAGCAGGCGGGATCGGTGCCCCGGCCGGTAGGGCGAAGCCAGGCGCCTGCCGTGATGATCTTCACGGCCTTGCCGCCTTGCTCCGGCGTCACGGTCTTGAGGCCGCGCGTGACGATCCGCCCGTCCTCCCAGAAGCCCATCGGGTTCATCGTCTTGGCGTGATCGATTCGCCGCTGAAGCTGGTCGATCGTTCGCTGGGGCAGGCCGGGATTCTCCTTCAGGACCTTGGCAAGCCTAGCCTCCATGGGAAACTTCTCGCCGACCACGCCGATCCCCAGCGCAATGAGGATGTTCATCATCAGGCTCGTGCCCGATCGTGGATCTCCCGTGACTAAAATGATCTTGGCCATCGGATCAATCCAGTGAGAGTTCCACCGCTCCAGCCGCGAATTGCGGCGTGATGCCCGAGCTGACGGCCGGGCTGGCGTCCAGGGCCCCATACGCGAGCACGTTGCCGGCAGTGGCCGCATCGACCAGGGCGAAGTGCGTGACCGTCGACGAGCCGCCGGTGCAGGCATCGAACGCCAGGGCGTTGAGGTTGTCGATCGCCCCGCCGCTGGCGGCGTTCCAGTCGCTGGCGGCGGTCTGCTTGCGGGCGTAGCCGGTGTAGTTGGCCTCCGTGATCGTGCTGCCGGTGCTGGCGTCGTTCGGGGCGGCGGTCAGCAGCGCGAGATAGATCGTCGGGACGCTGGCCAGTGCGCCCAGGTCGCTCGTCTTGCCGAACAGGCTGTTCAGCAGCGCGTTTTCGAGATAGTTGGATGCCTTGCTCATGGTGTGATTCGCTCCTGTTTATTGCCCACCTGCACGATGCTTCCCGCTGTCCAGACGTTACCCGCCCGCCACCCCTCGGCCAGCGGCCACGGCTGACCGCTGAACGCTGAAAGCTGACCTCTCAAATCCAGCCGCACCGCCACCCCCAGCGGCGCGACGAGCTGGCCGACGTGGCTGTTGCCGGCGTAGAGCACCTGCCCGGCCGCCCGGGCATCGTCCCCGCCGATGACCCGCAAGAAGTTCTGGCGGTCCCCGGCCATGCTCATGGCGTTGGCGACGATCGTGATCCCACTGATCGACCGGGCCGAGATGTCCGGGTCCACGCAGATCACCTGGATGCACAGCCCGCGATCGCGGTCGATCGTGTTCTTGGCGATCGTGACATCATGCGCTCCGGCGTTGACCTGGATCAGGCTGTTGACCAGCCGGTTGCCGGCGACGAGGACGTCTGTGGTCAAGCGAGTTGTGAGTTGCGAGTTGTTAGTTGCGAGTTGCGAGTCCGGATGCGCGGGCTGATCGCTGACCGCTGACCGCTGACCGCTGATCGCTTCCTCCACCTCGGCCGGCGACAACCCCAACCTCTCCAGCCGTGCCCGCTCGCTGGCCGCCCCATCCGGCCCGCCCAGCGGCCCCACGCCGATCCCGCCGCCGACGACGCGGTTGCCGATGATCCGCGCCCCCTCGCCATGCTGGATCGTGAACACGCCCTTGGCCGTATCCGCCTTGTCGGGCTGACCGCTGACCGCTGACTGCTGACCGCTCCCCGTCCGGTCCATGTTTTGAAAATCACACCCCGTAATCTCCACGTCGCTGAAGCCCGCGAAGCGAACGATATGCTCGCGCGTCGAGTTCACCGCCACGCAGTCGCGGATCCGCCAGCCCTCGCCCTCGCCCCAGACGAAGTAGGCGCGGAGGCCGGTCTCCAGGAGCGAGCGGCAATTCTCGATCGTCACATCGCTCGGCCGGCCGTTCCCATTGATCGCGTAACCCACGTGCTCGAAGGTGAGATCGCTCAGCACGATCTTCGACGCCGCCCCCAGGCGAATGGCATGGGGGACGTTCTGCTCGTAGGGGGCCTGGTCGAACGGCGTGCGAAACAGCAGGCCATCGATGGCGACGTCCGTGGCGCCATCGACAACCTGCATGATCGGGCCGCCGTTTCTCGGCCCCGTCCACAGCAGCACCGGCGGTGGCAGTTCTTCCTGCCCACTGCCCACTGCCGACTGCCCACCGACCGCGATGTGCCGCTGGCCGCTGGTGACCTTGATCGTCTTGTCGATCTCATACACCTGGCCGCGTTGGTAGGGGTGGAGTCTGGAGTCTGGAGTCTGGAACTCCGGACTCCCCTCTCCGGACTCCTCTCTCCGGACTCCGGACGCCGCACTCTCCGCCGCCGCGGCCGCGGCCCGAGCCGCTTCCAACTCAGTCCTCAGTCCTTTCACCTCGTCACTGAGCTGGCCCGCCCTCTCGCCCGCCGCCTGGCCCTCTGCCAGGGCATCGGTGAGCAGAGTGACCAGGGCCGAGTGCTGCGGGCTGAGTGCTGGCCGGGTTGTGGCCGCCGGCTCATCCGCACCGACAGCCAGGATGCCCGGGACTAGCAGCAGCGCCGCCAGGACAACCAGCGGCCATCCGCCCCGCCTCGCATCACGTTTCACATCTTCACGTTTCATGATCTGACCTCTGCGTTCTCTGCGTCTCTGCGGTGAATCCGCCCTACGCCGGCTGTCCAACCTCGCGGCCGATCATGTTGGCGGTGCCGTCGATCGACACGTTGTTCCAAACGTCCGTGGCGCAGCCGACGACGTCGGGATCGTTGAAGTTGGCCGTGAGCGTCTGGAAGTAGTTGTCCACAACGAAATTGTCCCGGCCGCCGCCGTTGTTAGTGTTCAGGACGAACGTCGTGTTCGGCGTCCCACCATCGGTAAAGAAGTTGCCGCGGATCACGCATTCGTGGCCGGCGATCTTCACGCCGTTGGTGAAGTTGTTGAAGTGGTTGCCGGTGATGTGCCACATCAGCTGGCCCACGCCGATGTTGCCGACGCCCAGGATGCAGGCGGTGGTCAGGGCCCCGAACCAGCAGTCGCGGATCGTCACGTTGAAGCAGCCGCCGGTATCGCTGATCCCGCCGGCCCCACTGGCGAAGCGGATGCCGATGAACGATGAATGGCTGGCATCCTGCTCGGTGGCATCCTCATCGGCCGTGCGCTCCAAACGGAACGCATAGTTCGTGCTGTGCGCGGCAACCAGAAAATTCTCCAGCCGCCAGCCGGGGTTGCGGAGGATGAGCAGCGGGTTGTTGGTGGATCCGCTGGCCGGCAGTTTCCACGTGGCCGCGGCCAGCTCGCCGTTGAGCGGGTGCGTGTCGGCGTGTCGGGGCCGGTTGCCGACGCCGAGGATGGTGACATCCGCCGCCCCGGTGGGCGTGGTGAGCTGCTCGCGCACGTTGCCGCGGAAGACGATGGTGTCGCCGGATGCGATCTTCGCGAACGCCGCGGCCATCGTCGCCAGGGCCGTGACCCAGCTCAAGCCGTTGGCGCCGTCGCTGCCGGCGTTGGCATCCACGAAGTAGCGGACGCCGCCGCTGGCCTTGTCCGCCACCACTTCATCGATGATCTCCCGTGTTCTTCTGTCGCTTGGCATGATTGCTCCTTAAAGTTGTTGCCGGTTGTTGGTTGCCGGAAAAGTTGTTATTTGTTACTTGCCAGTTGCCAGCGGGTCTGTCGCGGGCGCGGGAGCGGCGAGGTCGATCACCGCGTAGCCCAGTTGCCGCATCGACTCGGCCAGGAACCCGTCCTCCGTCCCGGCCACGCCGTCGCGGAATTTCAGGCCGCACCGCTCACCCGTGAAGACGGGGCTGGGCGTGCGGATCTCGAAGTGATGCGAGGGTTTGCCATTCTTCGCTTCGCCGCTCGCCGCGGGTTGCTTCTTCGCTTTGTCTGCCATCTGATTCCTCTTTCTTAAAAGGCGTCATTGCCATGCCGCGGATCGCCGGTTTCCCGATCGACCGCGGGGGTTAAAGGTTTCAGGCCAGCGGGTTGAGGTTCGCGCTGTACGTGATGCTGGGCGTGTCGCCATCCACGTCCAGGACGAGCCGGGAGTAGGGCAGGGTCTGGATGCCCTTGGCCACGAAGACGCCCGTCGCCGCCACGGCCAATGGAACGCCGCAATCGACGTAGGTTTGATCGTCCGCCGACTCCTCCAGGTGGAAGGCGTAGGTCTCATTGCCCGTGGTTTGGTCCAGCGCCGTCACAGTGATGACGGCGGAGATCAGCTTGCCGATCCCGCCGGGCGCGAAGCCCGTTCCCAGGTGCAGGCCGGCCCCGTCGAAGTCCACCGTCTTGGTCACCCCGGCCTGGAGGACGAGTTCTGCATCCTGTGGGCCAGGAATGCCGCGATTCTCCACGTCGGCCATGGCCGGCGCCATGGCGATCGCCACCATCGCCAGCACGCCCAGGCCGATCGCGATTCCGATAATTGAAAGCATCTGTTCCTTTCGTTAAGGCCCGCGTGGGGCCGGTCAGTCGTTACGTTTTGCCGTGCGGCCCCGCCGTTACCCGGCCGCGGGGCCGCGCCCTCGCCGCTCAGCGAATCACTGGTTGAGGATCCCGCCGATGCGGGCCACGCTCTTGCCGTGGAAGATCCCCATGCCCATCAGCGTCTCGATCACGTCGCGAACATACTCGCCCATGTTCACGGGCACGCGAGCCTTGAAGAGGCCCGTCGCCGCCAGGCCCTGGACGTCCGACTCATCGGCCGAGGTGCCGTAGCGCGTGATGTAAAGGCTGGTGGTGACATCGGAGTTGCCGCGCGTCTCATTGAATCCGAGGATCGCGTTGCCGGCGTTGTCCTCCTCGATCGGGATGATGCGAGCGCCGTCGAATTCGGCCAACTGCTTCTGGGCGTCCATCACGGCCGCGCCGCCCGCCTCGGCCAGCACGAGGCTGGTCAGCTTGCGGCGAACGGCCTTGCTACAGTGGATCGTCTTGCCGCTGTTGGGGCCGCGGACGGCGTCCAGCGCCTCGTTCAGCAGCGGGAGGGTCAGCGCCCCGCCGTGCGTTCCGGCCCAGAAACACTGAGACCCTGTCGTGTTGATCCGGGCCTGAAGCCCGTCGAACGCCATGGCGTTGACGGCGCTGTCGCCCTTGAAAAACGCCCAGTCGAAGAACAGGCCGGCCGCCCGGATCTTGTTGGAGATTTGAACGGTCCGCGCCCGGCCGCCGCGCAGGTCCACCATCCAGTTGTCCGTCTTCACGCTCCCGCCGAACGGCACGAGCTTCTCCGACCGCGGGTTGATGACGCCCTCGGAGTCGGTGTACTGGCCGTTGATGTTGCGGAAGCCGATCCCCGGAAGGCTGGCAGTCTCGCTGTAGGGATAGCTGAAGCCATCCACCGGGATGAAGTTGAGCAGGGGCAGGATCGCGCTCTGCTCCTGAATGGAATCCACCAGTCCAAGCCGCATCGGATCGGCCGGGAAAAGGGCCTTGAATTGAACTAAGGTCATCGCCATTGCTGCATCTCGCTTTCGTTTCTCTTGGTCGCGTCGCGTTTCATCACCTGTTGCGTCGCCCGCTCCGCCTGATCGTTTCCTTTGCCGCTACTTCGCCGCCTCGGCCGGGGCGACGGCCGCGGTGGGCACCGGGAGCCTCTCCACGCCCATGTGGAGCAGCTCGAAGGCCGGGATCTTGGACAGGTCCGGCTTCTCGGCCGCCGGAGTCTTGCCGCCGTCGCCGGCCGGTGTGCCCAGGTTCTCCAGCTTCACACCCATGGCCTTGGCATCCGTCTCGAACTGAGACTGGATGGACTTGGCCTCGGCGTCCCACTTGGCCGGGTCCTGCCCGAGCTGGCCCTGGTAAGCGGTCGGCAGCTTGCCGAGCGTCCTGGCGATAAACGCCGTCCGGCCGGCCGAGTCGCTGGCCTTCTTGTCCCGCTCGTCCAGCAGGCCCTTGACCTGCTCCAGCGTGAGGCCGGCCGGGGCCTCTTCCTTCTTGCCGCCCGCGCCGCCCGCCGCCGCGCCCGCGGCGGGCTTGGCCTCTTCGGCCATCGTCCTGGCGACGACGTCCAGGTCGGCGGTGAGCTTGGCCTGGGCCTCCGCCAGCGGCTTGACCGCCGCCGCGATGGTCTGCTGGATCTGCTCCAGCGTGATTCCGCCGTTCGTGGCCGGCGGTGAGCCGTTGTTGTTCGTGGCTTCTGCCATCGAAAGCTCCTTACCGGCGTTGCCGGCGTTAAACCTGCTGAAAATATTCTTGATGCGATTCAGCATCACATTCACACGCCCTCATGCCCCGCATCACGCTCGGGGCCTTACGCCGGGTGCCTATCTCCGGATTCAATGGCTATTCGATTGTCGATCGACGCCCCGTCGATCAGGCCGCGGCCGGCTCCGTCGCGGGCGGCGTTTCTTCAGGCTGTTCCGTGAACGGCCCGAAGATCGGCGGGGCGCTGGCCGCCTGCTCGGCCTTGATCCGCTGCACCTCGGTGAAGGCCGAGTCGGGATCTTCCTTGCGCCGCTCCACGGCGTCCTCAACGCTCATCACGCCCGCCGCGCGGTACGTCGAGACGGTCTGGGCCACGTCCAGCTCATCCACCGGCAGCCCATCGCGCATCTCCACGCCGATCGGATCGACCGGGTAGCTGCGACGCAGGGCGGTGGTCTGATCCAGACGCTGGGCGATCTCGACGGCGCGGGCGATGGCCGGCTCGATGTTGGGGGCCTTCCGGCCCGCCTTGGCCAGGCTGTTGGTCGCCTCCAGCCGTAGCGTTCGCGCCGCCACCGGGGCGGCGCCCTTCTTGATTCCCAGGATGATCTGGCTCATCTCGCTGGCGACGCAAAAGGCGTCGATCGCCGCCTCCCGGTCCTGCATCGCGGCCGACAGCTCCGCCGACCAGGTGATGTAGGTGGGCATCTCATCCTTCGTGCGGAAGAAGAACAGATCGTGGTCCGCCCGCACATTCCCCTTCTCATCCGCCGCCGTCTCCGGCATGGCCAGCTTGGGATCGCTGTGTTTCATGAGCACGCGGGCCACCTGCGCGAACTTGGCGTTGACCGTGTCCTGAACCTCGATGATCCCGTCATAGTCGCTCAGCCCCAGGTTGCCGCCGCATTCGTTGGGGATGTAGGTGATGACGTTGTCGCCGACGCCGGTGCGCACGTCATTGGCCGGTACGCCGCCCTGCGCCGCCGACCAGTGCGGCCACTGGTCGAGGTTCAATTCCTTCTGCCGCTTGTCCCCCTGGAGTTGGTAGAGCTTGCGGGCGATCCTACCCGGCTCGTAGTTCGTCTCCAGCAGCACGATCAGCGGGGATTGCTCGGTGCCGATGTTGGCCGTGGCGTAGCGAACATACCTTTCATACTGGTCATCCGGCCCGCGCTGGCCCAGTGGATAGATGTCATCCGGCTCGACGTTGTCCAGATACCCCTCGCCGCGGTAGGTCGTGCCGAGCAGGTAGCTCCCGCCCGCCCAGGACGCCTGGACGACGGCCGTGTGGAACCGGCTGTGGATCTTGGAGCGTCGGGCCAGCAGGTCCAGGGCATCGGTTTGGGGCACGGTCGGCGCATCCAGCTTGGCCTTGGCCCCGAACAGCAGATCGGCCGTCTTCACGCTCACCAGCCGAAGGAGGTTCACGGTGAGATACAGACGGCACTGGCGATCGCCCACGCGGGTGATCGGATAGTCGAACTGCGTGCGCGCCTCATCCCAGAAGAATTGTCGATGCCGACCCTCGAACAGCATGCGGGCCATGCGCAGCCGCTGCCAGGCGAGCTGATGCTCCTCGCTCAGGTAGCGCGGCGCGGCCCCCACGCTGCGACCGAACGATGCGACTTGTTCATTGACCCAGATCATCCGTGACTCTCTTCTCAGTCCTCAGTCCTCAGTACTGAGCCACTCTCCATTCACCATCCCGCCGGCTTGTGCATCAGCGGGGCTGGCAGGGGCATCCGCGCGTTCTTCGCTCCCGCCAGCCGCGCCAGGCCGATCGCATACGCGATGTCGCAATGGCTCTCTTCCAGCAGCGGGTTGGGTGTTTCGCTCAACAGCAGATTCGCCCCGCTCTGATCGGCCTGGATCGCGTACAGATCCGCGGCGATGAACTTGTGCTCATCCATCCCCGGCAGCGTCTGCATGCCGTCGCTGAATCCCGTCCGCAGGGCGCTGGCCACCTCTCGCTTGCTGGCGGCGGTGAACATGTACGGCGTCCAGCGGTCGCGGTATTTCTTCTCCAGGACTTCGTTGGATTCCATGCCCAGGCCGGTCGCATCGCCGAAGCCGACGCTCTGCCGCGTCGTGTCCATGATCGTCGTCGCCACGTGGCGCATGTATTCGAAGGTGCAGTCCCGCATGGCCACCATGGCGATCAGCCGCGACGGATGCTTGGTCACCAGCCGGTTGACCGCGATCACCGATAAGTGCCCGCGTCGGGCCACGTCCCAGCCGAGGGCGATCGACTTGCCCGCCAGGGCACCGCGGAAGATCTCGGCCGGCCGGATCTCCCGGCCGCCGTCGATCCGCCGGAAGATGAAGCCATCGGGATTGGCCAGCCCCGCCGCCCGCTCCAGCTCCGCCCAGGGGATCAGGGCCGCGGCGTCGCCGGTGAACAGGCACTCATACTCACGTTGGAAACCGGCCGCATCCCCATACAGCTTGCGAAAATTCTCCAGCGTCGTCGGCTCACCGGCGTTATCCCGAAGGATGAACCCATCGTGCTCGATCGAGTGGTGGATGTCGCAGAAGTGCACGCTGTACGCGCCGTCCATATTCTGGCACAGCTCATAGAACTTGGTGTTCTTGCCGCGCGGCGTGGAGATCACGATCACCTGAAAGCCGCGCGTCGCCAGAGGGAATACCACCCGCCAGTGATCGAAGCCGCCGTTGGGGAACAAGCCGAACTCCGTGAAGATCACGTTGCCCGTCAGTCCGGCCAGCGTGTCCGGGTCCCGGCCGGGCAGGCTGGTCACACTGCCGCCGCCGGGCAAGCGGATCGTGCGAGCCAGGAACGTGAAGCCCTGCTTGAGCTCCTTGTCCCACTGCTCGCTGGCGTAGCTGGATTCATCCGTCGTGCCGGCGATCTTCAGCAGCTCCATAAACGACTTGGCCGCGGCCTTGCACTTGTCGAACGTGGCATCGGCCTGGCGCTGGGTGAGCGATACGATGTACCAGCTCTGCTTGCTCACCAATGCCTGGCGGATCGCCTTAGCGGCGGCGGTGAAGTCCTTGCCCTTCTGCCGGTGCCAGTTGACGATGATCACGCGCGACTGATCGTCCATCAGCCGCCGCTGCGACGGGTCGAAGCGGTAGACGCTCGGCGCGACCTGCTGAGATTGTTCGATTGCCTCGATCATCCAAAAACCGCTTTCGAAACCCGTTCGATGTCTTCCGCCGTGATCTGCCGCTTCTTCGACTCACCCGCCAGCTTGCCCAACTCATCCCGGCCGATCCGCCGCTGGTCGAGCAGCTCTCTCCGCGACTTCAGCCGCGTGCCCATCGCGGTGGACAGGTCCTTCAGCTCTCCGGCGGACAGCTCGTCACCGCTCACCAGCTTTTCGAAGACCGCCTCTTCCATCTTCACCAGCGTCGCCTCGGTCACAGCCAGCGGATCTCCCTCGCGAGCGGTGGCCAGGCAGCTTCTCGCCACCTCGCTGGCCCGGCGCGTCTTATACTCCAGCTTGAAATCCTGAAGCCAGCGGGCGACCGCCGCCCGGCTGGTGGAAACGTTACGCTTGGTCAGCCAGCGCAAACACTCCGGCCCCGTTATCCCGTCTTGACTCCCGAATTCCTCAAGCTCCTCCAACGATGGCGCCCCGTCCACACGATCGGGACCGCCTCGCAGTTGTCGAAAAAAGTCGGGGCTGCGTGCCATGCGTCGAAAGTTGTTAGTTGCCAGTTGTCAGTTGCCAGTTCAAAATCTCTTCTCTGCGTCCTCTGCGTCTCTGCGGTGAATCAGTCTCCGAGTCTCTCATCCGCGATCTCGGGGATCGGATCCAACTCCTGGCTCCACAGGGCGTAGCCGCGGTGCGTCAGCCGCACTCGCCGTTGCGCGAAGCTCTGCTGTTTGCCGGACAGGCCCATCGGCTGCCACTCCTCCAGCAGCGCCAGCGCCAGCAGGTCGCTCAGCAGGTCATCACACTCATCCTCATCGCGCACCTTCTCGCCCAGGTCATCCGCGGCGGCGAGAAACGCGCGGGCCGGTATCCAGCGCTCGTGATGATGCGGGCCCTGGAGCTTGGCCAGCACGATCATCCGCCGGCGGATCTGCCGCGGCCTCTGCATCGCGTCGTATTCGGTCGTTCGCATGGGCATCACAGTTTCCATAGTCCACAGACTGCCGGCTGATAGCTGTCAGCCTCTTTCGGTCATCCGCGCTTGATCTCCTCGCGCAGCAGTCGCAGGTCATCCCGCGTCGCCATTTTCTCCTGCATCGCCGCGATCTTGGTCAATAAATCCATCTCCACCTTGTGATCGTTCGCCGTCAGCAGATCGAACCGGCCGTCGCCGCGGCTCAACCGCTGGCCCACGTGCTCCAGCTCCGATGTGAGCCGGTTCATCGGGCCGTCCAGTCTCGACACCTCCAGCCGCGTCTCGGCCTTCACCAGCGCCCGCATGGCCTCATCGCGCTCCCGGTTGCCCTCCTTGATCAGCTTCTGCTGGTCGGACAACTTCTTCATCAGCACGCCCATGGCCAGTTGCACGACGAAGATGACCGCCTGGAGCACGTCGCGGAATTCCATTACGCCCGCCCCTTCCGGCCGAAGCCAACGATGCGCGTCGTGGAGCAAAGGCGAAACAGTCTATGTAACGATGACGAGTGCACCGAAGCGCCGCAAAGTAGGAACACGCGAGCGCAAAGTAGGATCAATGGAAACCACCATGCGAGTCTCACTTCGACGTTTATGGTTCCTACATAGGCCATATTGTTCTCAGATTTTCATCAGCCACCGCGCCGCCGCCAGCCCGATGACCGTGATCACCTGGCCCAGGGCCTGCTGCGATGCGCTGGTCACCGCGATCTGCATCACCGCCGCCTTGGCCTCCGCCTGAGCCACCAGATGCCGCAGCGTATCCGCCGCCCGCGGCTCGCCCGCCGCCGCCGCGGCGGCGTACCGGCCGATCTGGGGGCTGATCTCCGCGATGAACGCCGCGTACTCGGCCTTGGCCTCCCGCGGCTCGCCGGCCATCATCGCCAGAGCATCGGCCAGGATCGTCTTGATCTCGCTCAGGTACATGTCGTCGTTCATGATTCGCCGGTCAGAGTTAAAAGTTGCTCAGGACTGAGGACTGAGTTGGGAATCCCGCCACTCAGTCCTCAGTCCTTTCCACTCGTCACTTGCTGCGTGGCCTCATCCATGAGGTCGGCAGTTCTTCCTCGAATGGCCTTCGACTCATCATCGAGCTGCCCGTCCGCCGCCACGTAATCGCGATACTCCGGGCCCATGGCGCCCCACAGCTTCTGGGCCGCGAACAAACGGGCCGACTGCGCCGATCCATCGGCGCAGCCGCCCGCTACCAGAAGGAGTGCGATCGCCAGCAGCAGAGCCGCCAGATGCCAGATGCCGGTTTCCCGGCGAGTTGTGAGTTGCGAGTTGTGCGTTGCCAGTTTCATTCTTGTCACCTTGTCACCCCCTCACCTTGTCACCTTGTCAGTTCGATTCCGCGATCTCATCCGTCGCATGCACAATCACGTCCCGGCCCTTCTGCTGCCCATCCTCATAGGCGATCCCGCCGATCACCATGCCGGCCAGGGCCACGGCGGCGATCACGACCGGCTCCCAGTTGTCCATCCCCAGCGTCGCCAGGATGCTGATGACCAAACCGCCCAGGGCGACCCAGACCTTGCGGCTGCGCAGGATCAATTGAAGGGTGTTCATGCGGACCTCCGGGAAGATTCACCGCAGAGACGCAGAGATCGCCGAGGGTGAAGATTGGGTTGTTTATGGCCCACCACTCGGGCCGGGAGCTTTCGAAAACTCCCGGCCCGGTGGTTTCGGCACCCGTAGTAAGGTTCGAAGGGAAAAACGCGGCGGCTGCGCGGATCAGCCGCCCGGTGAAAACAATTCGCCGTGTTCTGCCTGCCGTCGATGTCCTGGGCATGTTCTCGGGCTTCCGCGTCGCCCATTCGGCCGGCCTCTCGCGACGGTCCTAGGTCCGCCGGCGCCCACTCACTGGCAGCACTCACAGCCGCGTCGGGTGTGGTGAATCTCAGTAGTACTTGAACTGATCGCTGATCGCTGATCGCTGACCGCTTCTTCGACCCCGACCGCGCCGCCGGCCTCTTTTGCCCGTCCGGGCGCGCCAGTATCGGCCGGCCGGGGCGTCGATCGGTTTGATTGACCAATGGAATCGGGGAGAATGTCAGCATGAGCACACCCCCTGACATCCGCGGAGAATGCGCCACGCGCATCTTGCAGCTTTGCCGATCCGTCCTGCCAGCGACGCTGGAATACGCCGTTCAGCGGCTGATCGAGCTCGAACCAACGCGGCCTGCCAGTCCGCTGCTGTTACTCGCGAAACTAGATCAATTAGTCGATGATCCCGAGCTTCGATACTTCGCCAGCGAGCGTGCCACGCTTGAAGACGTGCGGCTGATTCTGCACTGCTTCCAGTTCCACCACTCAGTAGCGCTCTCAGCTCCCGACGACGAGGTGCGTTCGCTTCGGACTCATCTCGCATCAGCGCCAGCAGCGATCGACCAGGTTCGCACAGCTCTTGAGATGATGGCCAGGCACGTGGGGGAGTTGGAGTGACGATCATCGCCGCCCCCCTTCCGCCGCGGCGCGTTTGATTGATGGCCCGGATCGGGGAGAATGCACTCATGAGCGATTCCCCCTCTCCCGACGTGCGGAGCCAGATGCAGCGCGTGATCCAGGGCCTGCGGATGGCCGCTTTCCCCCAGGTGCTTTGGCGGTTCGCCGATGCGCTTTCGCCGTCGTTTGTTCCGACGAAGACTGGCGCTCGACAAACTCGGTCAGCAGTTCAGGAGATCCGCAACGACGCCGCTTTCCGCCACTGGATTTGTGAGAACGCCGATCCGGAACAGGTGACTTACTGCCGGATGGCGCTGCACATGATGGGGGATGCGATCGACAGTGCCGATGAATCGCAGCTCGCAGTCCTGGCCCGGAGTTTAATGGCTCGGCCAATGCTGGTGTGTCTGGTCCACGATGGGCTTCTGATCGCCGAGTCGCGTCTGAATCAGCCTTGACCAGCTCCAGGAACCGCTGCGGGTCGAAGTGCAGCTCCCGGCCGTCCCGGCCGATGATGCGAGGGGCCCGGCGCAGCGACCCCGCCGTCGCCCTGGCAACTGGCAACTGGCAACTGGCCACTGACACCAGCGCACCCTTCGTGCCTGCTGCCTTCGTGCCTTCGTGCCTCGCCTCTTCGTGCTCCATCACGCCGGACCCTTCCGTAGGGCCGGTCTGCGGCGGGAATTGGATTTTCGATTTCCGATTTCCGATTTTCGATTTTGCAATCAAAAATCAAAACTCTAAAATCAAAAATGACAACGCCCGCGCAGACCGACTGTCTCTTATGACGAGGGTCCCCGCGGGCTTGTTGACTTCGATTTTTTCCTCTCGCGGCGGCTACGCTTCTGACGGCCAAGCCACCACGATCCTTCTTACGCTAGCGACCTCTTCGGCGATGTCAAGCGCCAACATCAGAAAAAATCATTGGCCTCGTATCCATCGCATCTCGTCGGCAACCCAGGCGTGAATATCTCGCTCCGGGCTCGTTCTGATCGTCCGAATTTTCCCGTCAACAATCGCGACGACCAATCCCGGATGACTTTTCCATCGCCAATGCTGGGCGTGGGCAACCCGCTGTGCGGCATCGGGCATGTAGGTGATTTCATCAACCTGTTTCGTCTTTGGCCAGGACACGGTTACCTGCTTTACGCCATCCGGCAGCCCGATCAGCTCCACGATCTGATCCGTGGAGTCGCCCTCGCTAAACGGCAGGCGAACAACCCGTATGGGAATCTTCGCTACAACACTGGCCAACCGAATTTCGACGATCACTTCGCCTTCATTCAGGAAGGAAAAGCCCTGGCCAACCGAAGGCGATTCGACGATGGTCAAGATGCGCTCGTCGGTCGTTCGAATATCGAGTTTCTCCGGCTTGCCGGAGACGCGGAAGAAGCCGGCGATCGAGTCCTGGACGCCGCCGGAATCGCGATAGCTCGCGGAGATGAATCCGTAGTACGGTTCAGTGCGGGCTCCCAAATAAACCAGCTTCGACAAATAGTGAACGCGCACAAGTCCATCGGCAACCGGGAAGATGCCGATCCCAGTGTCTGTCGGCTCTGCCGGCGCCGGCGTTGGCGCCGCTGGCGGCGGCGGCCCCGGAGCCTCTTTCTGTCGGGGAGCGGGCCGTGTCGTCGGCATTTCCCCCCGTGCCTCTCGCTCGGCTTGTCGCCGCCGCAGCCGCTCGTACGCCTCCTCGGTCCCGACTTGCGCCATACAAACGGCGCAACCCATCAGCACGATCACGGCACACCGAATCATCACGGCCTCCTGTGCTCAGTCGATCAGTTCCACAATCGCCACCGCCCGGGCCGCGCGGGCGAACTCCTGCCAGACCACCCGCAACGGCTTGGGGTACTTGCGCTTGTTGATCGCCGCCAGCGTCAGGCCCTCCTGATCCATACCGGCCACCCGCTTGAACGTGGCCGTCCCGTCGCTCTTTTGCACATAATAATCCTTTCCCACCTCGATGTCATCCGGCATGATCGTGCGGAACTCGACCACGGCCCCACTGCGATAGCGCGGCTGCATTGAATCGCCGGCCAGTCGCACGCGGAAGCGCGGCTCTTCCAAAACCAGCAGGTCCTCGCGGTGGCCCACGCCCTCCACATCCACCCACGGCCCGGCGGCCAGGGACAGCTCGAACAGCGGGATCTCCGGGACCTTCATCTCGCTGTACGGCTCCACGCTGCGGTCAGGCTCCTCCTCTTCGTCCTCGCCGATCGGAGCCCCCGCGGCGACCTGATCGTGAATGCTGTGGCCGCCCTCTCGCACCGCCCGCTCCTGTGCGGCCCAGCGCTTCTGCGTCGCCGGATCGTGCAGCATCGCTTGCCGAAGCCGCTCCTCCAAATCCGCCGGAGAAATGCCGAGGAATTTCGCAAGATTCACGCGGCTTTCCGGCTTTATATTCGGCGCTGCGCTGTTGAACCAGGCGCGCAGGGTTACAGCCTCTACGCCGATCTTGGCGGCGGCATCTTTCTTCCGCATACCCGATCGTTCCACCGCCTGGCGCAGAAATTTTCCGAAGTGCCTTTGTTCCATAAAGGGCGGACCGGACGCACGTTACCTCTCCCTGACAATCGCCGCAAATAAAAATCACCAATTAACGCTTGACAACGCTAATGGGCGATATTACCCTCGGTGCATCATGGCGGTCGAAACTGTCCATTTCGGTCAATGGCTCAAACGAGAGATCGAGAATCTCGGCGTGGATCAGTCTGAATTCTGCCGCAACGCGGGCATCTCCTACTGGACCCTCCGCGTGTGGCTTGGACAGGCGAGGCCCAACATCCGCGGCCACAACGTCGTTCGGCTGGCGCGGGCTTTGGGCATCGAGCGCGAAGACGTAGAGCGTGAACTTCTGACGGCCACGCGAGGGCGGCGGCGGGAAGAGAATCCCGCCGCCCGCCCCGCGGGCTTTTCCGAGCACCGCCGCCGCAAGGCCGGCTGAATCCAACGCGAAGGTTATGGGCAATCGAGCATCCATCCTGAGCAGCCTATCCGGCGGATGCAGCGGCGTCGCCGACCATCTGGGGGGTGAACTAACGGCATCGTTAATTGAGGACTTTCATGGGATCGATCGAGCGAAGAATCGGCTCGATCACGGAGGATCGCCGCGCGGATTATCTGTTCGACACGCAGCGGGCGGCGGATGCCCTGCACGTACACCCCAACCGATTTCACGATTGGTGGTATCGCACCCACGGCAAGCTGCTGGATCTGTACATCGCCCAGCCCGGAGAGACGGCGGCGGAGTTCATGGCCATCATCGCGGCCGGCGAAGCGGAGAGGCAACGCAGACTCAAAGGAGCGAACGGTGAGCAAGCGAAACGATGAAGTTCGACCGCTGCGGGATCTGGCCTGGCTGAAGATGCCGGCCATCGTCGGCGACAAGCTGGTTCACGCCAAGGCTGAAGCGTGGCTGATGCACGCCCTGCACTTCGGCATGAAGCCCGGCCAGTTGCAGGCGATCCTCGCCCTGGCGTGCAACGTGCCCCAGCCGCACATCAGCGTCATGCTGCTCAGGACCGTCTACGCTGCGTGCGTTTCAGCCACCGCTCAATCTCGCCCGTTCTCTCTATTCGATCCAGAACCAGTCGGATCGCTGTCAAGCCTGAGTGTAACGGGATGCTTCTCCCCGCCGCCCGTACATCCGCCAGAAGCGAGAAAATCTCCCGATCGCCCCGCGGGTTCTCCGCCAGCTCCAGAACGTGACGCAGGCACCGATACGCCAGGCGAAGCTGGAAGAGCTTGTGCGGATACCACGCGGATGGCATGTGCGTCCAGAACGCCAGGGATTCATCATCCGACGAGCAGCGCAGATTCTTCTTCAGGCCCAGCGCGAACGATCGACGTTCCCGAGGTTTTAGGTCGTGCAGTTCGAGAGGTTCAGCGCCACCGAAAAGCCGCGCGTGATCGGGACCGAACAGGCGGACCGAAGCGTCCTCGACGATCTGATCAATTAGAGGTGTGCCCATCGGGCCAATGATACCGCGCGATGGATTGTAAGCGACAAGGACGAGTCATGAGCAAGTCAAACGGTGATCTTCAGCCCCATCCCTTCGCCGAGCTGCTGCCGATGATGGGCGAGGCCGACTACGCCGCGCTCAAGGCGGACGTGCTCCGGGCCCAGGCGTTCACCGACCCGGCCGTTCTCTACCAGGGCAAGCTGCTGGATGGCCGCAACCGCCTCCGCGTGTCGATCGAGACGGGCATCGCCCTGCCGACGATCACCGCCAAAGCCAAGACGGATGCGGAAGCCCTGGCCTTCGTCTACTCCAAAGCCGTGCACCGCAACATGACCGAAAGCCAGAAGGCCGCGGCGGCGGTGAGCATGCTGCCTCATTTTGAGAAATTGGCCCTTTTCCGCATGGAAAGCGGGGGGTGTGGAAATATTTCCACAGGGTCAGACAACGGCAGGGCCCGCGATCAGGTTGGGGAACTGTTCGGGGTCAGCGGCCGCTACGTTGCCGACGCCCGCGCCGTTTTCGAGCGGGACAAGAAGATCTTCCGACAGGTGTTTGAAGGCCGGATGACGCTGCCCCAGGCCAAGCGACAGACACAGCGCGCCGCCAAGGCCAAGCAATGGAAGAAGGCGGCCGAGGAGGCGGGGCCGGTGCAGTTCGATGAGAAATCCTGCGGCATCCTGGTCGGCGACTGCCGCAAGGTGATGGAGCAGATCCGCGACAACTCCATCGACCTGGTCTTCACCGATCCCCCTTACGGCATCGGCGAGAAGTACAACGGCTTCGACGACAACCTCTCGCGCGATCAGTTGATGGAGATCGTCGCCGGCTGCATCACTCGGCTGCCGCGCGTGCTCAAGCCGAACGCGAGCGTGTTCGTGATGATGTCCAGCCGCTACGCCGAGGACGTCGGCGCGCTGCTGCGAGCCAACGGCCTGCACCGCCAGGAGATGATCATCTGGGCCGAGAGCTTCGGCTCGCACAACCCCCACTCCTGGACCGACTGCTACCGCGTCATCCACCACTACACGGTCCACCCGACCGACTTCACGTTCCATCACGATGACACGCGGATCTACGTTCCGAGCTGGCGCAGCGAGAACGGAGACCCCCGCGCCGATGGCGACGGCAAGCTGCCGGGCAACGTGTGGGGCGCGTGGACGGACCGCAAGCTCGCCCGCCTGGTGGACAACGCCGCCGAGCGCATCCCCGACAAGCGCGCGGTCAATCAGCTGCCGGCCGCTCTCGTCAAGCGCATCATCCTGGCCGCCAGCAATCCCGGCGAAATGGTGCTCGATCCCTTCCACGGCACGGGCACCACAGCCCGGGCGGCGCTGGCGCTGGGCCGGAGATATGTCGGCATCGAGATCGATCCCGCCGTCGCCGAGGCGAGCAAGCGATGGATCAAGGCGCACCTGGCCAGGCCAAGGAAGGAGAGCTGACCCATGCCGCGCGAGGATGCGATCAAGGATCGGGGCACGATGACGGACCTGGTGTGCGAGTGGATGCACACGCACTGCCGGGACATGTCGATCGACACGCTGCTGACCTGGCCGGAGATGGCCGGGCGAATGGGCCGGGACGTGTGCCGGTCGATGGGCCGGCGGGCGACGGCCGAGGCGGTACACGAGGTGTGCCGGGCGGCGCTGGCCAGCCGCAAGGCCGGTGATCTGAAGCGGGATCGATACTGATATAGCTGGCAACTGACAACTGACCACTGGCAACTTTGGAGCCAACCATGATTGACCTGATCGAATCTTATCGGTGTCCCGGCTGCGATGCGGCGGTGGCGCGGGAGGCGGTGACCAAGGAACTGTCCACGGACATCGCCAGCGGCGAGCAGCTCCAGTGCGTGCGCCTGTGGTGCGAGTGCTGCAACCGCGCATGGGCCGGCGACTTCCGCCTCCGCAACGGGATATTGGAAATGATCGACCGGCCGCGGCTGCTGCGGACCATCGCCCGCCGGGCCCTGATGAAGGAGATCGGCAAACTCCGCGGCGACGTGCAGGCGGCGTGAAGTCATTTTTGATTTTTGATTTTGGATTTTGGATTTCATGAGGCAGGCATGAGCATCAGATTAGGCGACTGCATTCGCATTGTATTGACGGGCCGATGGCTCCGAGGTCATCCGGAGCGCAATGAGGTGATGGACGCCCACGTCATTGATGTGCGCCGCCACTGGGCGACTGTCATCTTTCCGTGCTTCGAGCACTGGTTTGCGCTAGATGTTCGATTCGCTGCGCTCCGCCAGCAGCCAGGGAAAGATTACACGATAGACAAATCCAACGTCCGGCATCCTTCCTGGAAGCGGCGGCACATCTGGGAGACGGCGTGTAACGAGGCGGAAAAAAATCAAGGAGAAGGACTATGAATCTCGCAACTCACAACCCACAACCCCAAACCCCAAACCCCAACCCCGAAACCCTCCCCGACCGCCGCGCCCGGCATCTCGTCGGCCAGCATCACCGGCTGAGCGTGAAAATCGCCGATGCCCGGATGCTGTTATCGAACCTGATCGTCCGGCCGCAGGACGGCGCGGCCCTGCGCCAGCGCATCGCCGCCATGGAGGACCGCCAGGGCGATCTGTTGGCGCGGATGCAGGAGCTGGACCTGAGCGATAGCCGCCTGGAGAACATTTTAGTTGAGCAGATGGATGAGGAGTCCATGGACCGCTTTCTCGCCGACCTGGACGCCGTGGGGGCGGGGACGTTGGTGATCCCGGATGAGCGCACCGATCGCGAGGAGGAGATGCTGCGGGACGAGCAGCGCTTCGCCCGGCTGGCCGGCGACGACGACTACAGCGATCGTGATCGGCGGGAGTTTCTGGATTGCGAGAACGGACAGGCGTGACCCGCGCGGGAGGCACGAAGGCACGAAGGCAATAGGCACGAAGGGGCGAAAGCACGGAGGCAGACATGGCGAAGATGAAACTGGTGATTCTGGAGATCGACGTGGCCGACGAATCGGCCGTTCGCGCCGGCCTGGACCTGATCCGGGCCGAGTTCTCCCGCGCCAGCGAGCCACTGCCCGCGCCCGCGCCGCCGCCCGCGCCGGCTCTACCGACTACCGACCACCCACTACCAACTTCCTCCGCGGGGATGTTCCCCGCGGACGCACCGGCCGGGGAAGCGGTTCCAGAAATCCTTACCCGCTCCCCGAGCCGGCCGCGCCCGCGCCAAGTGCGCGGGCGCCCACGCCAAGAGAAGCAAGAGCGCCAAGAGGCCAAGGCGGACAAGCCGGCCCGCAACAAGGGCGGCTGGCCGGTGAAGCCCAAGCGCCTGATCGTCTGCCTGGACGATCTGCCGGCCGGCGCCAGACCGGCCGGTGAGTGGGCCATACGCAACGGCCTCAGTGAGAAGTACATCCGCCAGGCCGTCTGCCCCGGCAGCATCCGCAAGGGCAGCCGCTACCGGCCGGCCGATCACCCCGATGCCGTCAAGGCCATGGCCGACCTGGGCGAGGCCCGACCGGCCTTCCGGGATTCGGGCGCGGGCGACGACTACAACGGCCCGATCAACCCGAGCCGGCTGCCGGTGGGCAAGGCGACGGGGTTTTGAGGATCGCAACGAGGCACGACCGTAAGGGAGTGCACCGGCCGACAGGCCGGGGAATTGAACCGCAGAGGACGCGGAGAACGCGGAGTTTTGTGATGAGGACGCATCGGAAGATCGGATTTTGCGTGAAGGCGTTGTGCCCCATGTGCGAGAAGCCCGTGCCCGTGATCGATCCTCGCAATGGCTGCGCCCCGTGGCTGCGATCGCACCGCGTGCCGAATGTCCGGGGCTTTCAACACTTTCGAGCTTTCCCGCAGAAGCCGGGTGAAATTTGCATCGGCTCGAACACGGCCGCGCCGATCTCCGCGACCTCTGCGTCTCCGCGGTGAACCGAGCGGGATCACGGACGGCCCTTACGAAGGATGGATCCGATGGGAACGAGTAATGACAGAACGCGACCATTTGATCAGCCGGTTGAGCGGGCCGGAACTGGAGATGTTCCTGGACATCGGAGGCATCGTCACGCCGGCCGCCGCGATGGAGCGAGCACGACATGACGCTCTTCGACTCTCGCGATCCTCGCCCCCTTCCCCCCGGCCTGGGGCATCTCGCCCCGTCGCCCGGCGGGCCGGTGGGGACGAGCTTTCGAGCCGCGAACCTAGCCGCGAAGTCCGAGGCGCGGCGTAAGCGGGAGATCCTCGAGCTGCTCGCCGCGGCGGGCGATCGCGGCATGACGTGTCACGAGATGGCGGAGGCGATGAGTAGGGAGTTGGTAGTAGGTAGTCGGGAGGCAATGCCGGTCACGCCGAATCAGATCAGTGGCCGGCTGGGCGGGGCGGGCGGATTGATGGCCGATGGCGTGATCGAGCGCACAGGCCAGCGGCGCCCGACGCCGACCGGAGCGCTGGCGGATGTGTGGAGAATCACTGAGGAAGGCACGAAGGCACTGAGGCAATAGGCACGAAGGGGAAAGGCAACCGCAGAGACGCGGAGAACGCGGAGTGAGCGATGAGAATGAAATTCAAGATTCTAGTCCGCAAGAAGGCCACTAAAGAGGAATGGTGGGAGGAGTTCGACAAAGAGATCGGAGAAGAGCCCGCGCATGTGCGAGGCTATGGGGAGAGGCCGTCGTTTCAGGGTGATCCAGTTGCCTGGGGTCGCGCGATTGTTGAGTGGTTTAACGAGGGCTGCACTGATGAATTGAGTGAACGAGAATTCGTTCGAGCGGTCACCCTGCCGACTGAGTCCAAATGACCAATGACCTCCCCCCAACCTCTGCGATCTCTGCGGCCTCTGCGGTTGCTTTCCCCCGGATGCGTCTGGGCGCGGGCGCGGGCGCCGAGGTCGCCGACTACTCCAACGGCTGCCGCTGGATCTGGATCGACGATGCCGCCCGCCTGGCGGGGATCACAGTGGGGGCGATGCGGAATAAATGCCTGGGCGATCTGTCCGATCGGGCGCTGGCGCGGAAGGCCGATCGGTTCGGCCTGGACGTCTGGCAGGTCTCCGAACACGCCGATCCGCGGCTGAAGAACTTCGCCGGCACACCGGAAGAGCGGGCCGCGAAATTCGACTGGCTCGCCGTCCCCGAGCCCAGCCGGTCCGTCGCCCAGGGCCGGCTGGCGATCGTCCTGGCGTGGATGAAGATGCGGGCGCGGGCGGCGGCCCAGCGCAAAGACGAGGCGGCGGCGGAGTTCCTGGTGAAACATCCGGGCGTGGCGCCGAGGACACTCGATCGCTGGACGGCGAAGTTCGAACGGGCCGGCTGCCAGGGACTGCTGGACGGCCGGCGGGCGGGCACCAAGGGCGGCGAGGATTCCCCCTTCGCCGATTTCTGGCCGCTGCTGGAGAAGTGGATGCTGGAGGAGGGCGAGCCATCGCCAACGGCGTGTTACCGGCTGGCCCGGGCCGAGGCCCGCAAGCTGGGCCTGGCCATCCCCTCGGCCCGCTCGGCCCGGCGGTATGCGCAGATGCTCAAGCAGACGCAGCTTGGCCGGTGGACGCGGGCGCGGAAGGGCGAGAAGGCGTTCGATGATCTGTGCGCGGCTTCCTGCCTGCGGGATTTCACCCGCATCCGCGTCTCGGAGAATGGCCAGACGATCGAGCGGGACATGCGGACGCACGACCTCTGGGTCGGCGATCACCACATCTGCGACACGCTGGTCAGTTACAAGGGCAAGATCATCCGGCCGTGGCTCACGGGCTGGCTGGACATCCGCAGCCGCAAGCTGATCGGCCGGGCGTTCAGCCCCATCGAGCCGGATTCGTCGACCGTCCTACTGGCCCTGCGCGATGGCATCATCCGCGCCCAGATGTGCCGGCCGGAACACGCCTACACCGACAACGGAAAAGACTACGATGCGTGGTTCTGGGATGGCAAGACCAAGAAGGAGCGGCAACAACGCATCCACATTGATAACGACCTGGAACGCTTCCGCGGCGTCTATGGCCTGCTCGGGATCAAGCAGCTCCACGCCCGGCCGTTCAACCCCAAAGCCAAGTGCATCGAGCCGTTCTTCGGCACGTTCGAAGAACAATTCGGCGTCTTCACCCCCACCTACACCGGCGGGGCGACCCACCGCAAGCCCGAGCGGCTCAAGGATGTGCTCAAGACCAATCGCGTGCCGACGTTCGAGGATTATGTTGCCGAAGCGACGGCGTGGCTCGACGGCGCCTATCACGCCCAGGAGCACACCGGCGACGGCATGGGCGGACGCAGCCCCGATGAGATCTACGAGCAGTGCCTGACGGTGAAGAACCTGCTGACGATGGAGGCACTGGATGTGTGCCTGCTGCGCTTCGCCGGCGGCGGCAAGGACGGGCTGAAGGTGGGCAAGAACGGCCTCACCTTCGCGGGCCGGAACTACGGCCGGGGCGATCCGGCCCTTCGCCCGCTGCTCGGGCAGAAGGTGATCGTCGCCTACGACCCGGCCGATGTCACCTGCTGCCAGGTCTGGCATTACGCCGGCCAGCATCGCATCTGCACGGTGCAGATGACCGGCCGGGAGATCTTCGATACCACCGATGAGCCGCAGTACCGCGCGGCGTATCGGAAGATGCAGGAGCACAACAAGGCCCTGGCCGCCGTCCAGGCGCGGGGCATGCGGCGGATCGATTCGCCCACGGAGCTGCTGGTGGAGGATGCCCTGGCCGAGTCGCGCCGGCGCTCGGCCGAAAGCCCGCTTCCCGAGCCGCCGACGCCCACTTTACGCCCGGTTCGAACGGGCTTCGAGGGGCAGTCAAATGACGATCATCAGATGCTCCGCCGGGCCGCGGGGGCGGAGGGCATGAGCCCCCGCGGGCGCGGGCATGGGCGTGGGCGCGAGCATATGGAGAGAACGATCAGTCCGACCTTGGCCGCTTTCGCGGAGGATGACTGATGATGCGCCCACGCCAGGCCAACGAGCCGTTGCCTGAACATTGGTCCAAGCGCCTGGAGACGGAAGCCAGGCTTTTAGGAGATGCACGGATGCTGCGCGATGACCAGGAACTGACGCCGGAATTGACCACCGCAATCATCACCCGCTTTCGCGAGCTGCTGGCCCGCCTGGGCAAGAGCGAGGGATGGGCCGCGCGATCGCTGAGCATCAAGCCCTCCACGCTGAGCCAGGTGCTCAGCGGGAACTATGCCGGCGACACGGAGAGCCGCATCCGCCAGATCGACAAGTGGACGGAGATCCAGCTCGCGCGCGAGTCGGCCCCGAAGGACGATCGCTTCGTCAAGACGACGACGGCGCTGGAGATCATCGGCGTGGCCAAGATGGCCATGCGGCACAATGAGCCGGGCATCTACATCGTCCACGGGCCCAGCGGCATCGGCAAGACGATGACGGCGCAGTTCCTTCGCGGAGAGATTCCCGGCAGCGTCTTGATGCGCATCAGCACGGCCGGGATGAGCAAGCTGGCCGTGTATGACACGCTGGCCAAGCAGCTCCGGCTCACCGGATTGAAGCTGACCAGCTATCAGCTCCAGGAGCAGCTCGTGACGCTGCTGAAGGACTCCGGCCGGTTGATCATCGTGGATGAGGTGCACAAGCTCTGTGGCCGGCAGAAGGATGAGGGCCTGCACGCGCTGCGAGACCTGCACGATCTGACCGGCTGTCCCATGCTCTGGATCGGCACGGCCGACATCGCCAACTACATCGAGACGGCCCGCAACGATCGGGACAGCGTGGAGCAGATCTACGGCCGGGTGAAGTGGTGGCTGGATCTGACGTATGCCGCCAGCCGGTCGGATGGTGGTCCCGGCCTGCACAACGTCGATGACATCCGCAAGGTTTTGGCCGGCATGCAGGTTCGGGCGACGGGCGAGGCCGAGCAGTATCTGAAGGAACTGAGCAACAAGCCCAAGATGGGCGGGCTGCGGACGGTGGCGATCCTGGTCGGGCTGCTGATGAGCAAGCCCGGCGCCGACGGCCGGGCGATCACGCTGGAGATGCTGGAGGACCTGCAGCGCGAGCGCCTGGGCGTGCGGGCGGCGGGGCAACTGGAGAAGGATATGAGCCTGCGGATGACGTCCAGAGTCGCCGCGGCGGGATGAACAAAACGAGGCCCGACCGTAAGGGAGGGCGCAACCGACGACGCAACCGAGGAGCCGATCATGAGCCACGAAGCGACCAGCAAATCCGAGACGCAAACGATCGTGGAGATGCACGTGCGCATCGACCAGCTCCACGCCGTGGTCCAGTTGTCCGTAGAGATCACGGAGGGGCCGGACTGGCAGATCCTCCAGCAGAAGCTCGCTCGCGCGATCGCCAGCGATGTTTTGCAGTCCCTTAAAAGCCGGTGCGAGAATGCGGGACAGTTCGCTTTGGAGCATCGGCGCGAGTACGAGGCCCTGACCCATCCGTGCGTCGTCTGACTACCAACTACCCACTACCAACTACCAACTACCAACCATGAAAATAAGACCCCGATCCAGCATGAGCGACAACACAAACCGGATCGCCCATCAGTACTACGCGCCCGCCCCGCGCCGGCCGACCGAGCTGCCGACCGAGCTGACCCACGCCTCCCGGCCGGAGAATGTCATCATGCCGTTCGGTAAGTACAAGGGAAAGCAGCTCGGGCAGATCCTCGCCGATGATCCGCTCTACCTGGACTGGTTGGTCGGCGCGGAGATCCGTAGCGAGCGGCTCGCCTTTGCCGTGGCCGAGATGTGCAAGAAGTACGAGCCGGAGATCGAGCGGGCCATGGGCGGGCAGGACCGCCGCCGGCACTTCGACGCCGGCGAAGTCACCCCGGATCAGATGGGAAGGAAGACGCCGTAATGGGTGCCAACAGCAAGATCGAATGGACGACGCACACCTTCAACCCCTGGCGCGGGTGCACGAAGGTTTCTCCAGGCTGCGCCCACTGCTACGCCGAGGCGACCAGCAAGCGCAATCCCGGCGTGCTCGGGATCTGGGGCAGGGACGGCAGCCGGGCCATCGCCGCCGAGAGTTATTGGCGCCAGCCGCTGGCGTGGAACGCCGCCGCCGCGTGCATCAAGAGCTTCGACTGCAATGCCGGCGATCACTCCGATGCCTGCCCGCAGAAGGTCCGCCCGCGCGTCTTCTGCGGCTCGCTGATGGATGTCTTCGAGGGGGAAGACACGATGCCGAAGGATTCCCACGCCGCCGTCGCCGACGCCCGCGGGCGGCTGTTCGATCTCATCGAACGCACGCCGAACCTGGACTGGCTGCTGCTGACCAAGCGGCCGGAAAACATTCGCGACAAGTGGCATAAGACGCCATGGGATCGGTGCCAGCAGTGCGGCGCCTTCAGCGACCTGAAGGATGAGATCCAAAGGGAGCGCCTGTTTGAGCTCGACGCCAATGAGGATGGGTGGGTCTGCCGGCAGTGCAACATCAGCGCATCGTGGTATCGCGAGAACGTCTGGCTCCTGACCAGCATCGAGGATCAGGCGACTGCCGACAAGCGGATCCCGGAGCTGCTGGCCTGCGTCGGCTTAGCCCCCGTGCTCGGGCTGTCGATCGAGCCGCTGCTGGGGCCGATTGACCTGACCCCATGGCTGGATTGGGGCGTCAACGGTCCACCCTGGCTGCAGTCGCCGAGCGATCACCCCGAAGATCAGCACGAGGGCAACTACGGATCATGGGTCATCGTCGGCGGCGAGAGCGGCCCCCACGCCCGGCCCATGCACCCCGACTGGCCCCGCGACATCCGCGACCAGTGCCAATCCGCCGGCACCGCCTTCTTCTTCAAACAGTGGGGGGAGTATATTCCCGCCGGCTCCGCCGTCGGGGTCCAAGATAAAGACAAGATCATCCTTGGCGGCAATGGGCACGCGCGCGCGATCGGCGGCGAATCTCTATATATGGATGATTACATCATGGCCCGCGTCGGCAAGAAAGCCGCCGGCCGCCTCCTCGACGGCCGCGAATGGAACGAGGTGCCATCATGAAGCGCAAGCTCCACAACCTCCAGCTCGCCATCCTCCGCGCCGCCCTGGCCTCGCCCATTGGTGTCTCCCTCAGCGACCGCTCAACAGCCAAGGCCCTGATCGCCCGCGGCTATGCGGAGCGCTGGGACGTGCCCACCAGCCGCGGCTGGCGCAACGCCATCCGTATCACCGAATCCGGCCGCGATCGCGCGCGGAAGGCCGCCGACTACCACGTCGCCCGCGATGGACACGCCGACGATCCCAGCCTGATGGAGGACCTGCCATGATGCGGGACACGGTTATCGCCGTCGATCAGTGCCTGACCCCGGCCGAGCAGGCCGTCCACTATGTACTGGAGCGCATCCGGCTTGATGTCGATCTGCGATGGTTCATGCTCGACACCGAGGCGATGCACCTGCTCTGTGTCGCCGAGGCCCAGCGCACCGGCGGGACCGTGGACCAAGTGAAGCACGCCTACCGCATGATAAGCCCGCGCGCGGAGAAGGACGTTCCGAAGGTGAAGCGGCTACAGGAAGAGATTGATCGCCTGGAGGGATTGGCCGGCGTCGCCGAGGACGTCGCCCTGGATGCCCAGCAGACCAGCCACGGCGCATCGGTCATCACCGCCGCCCTGAACGTCTGCCCCACCTGCGCCGGCCTGCCGGCCATGTCCATCACCCGCTGCCCCATGTGCCGCACACTCCAGGAGGGATTGCCTTGACCATCAACATCCCCCCCGAGCATGAGGCATGGCTCTTCGGCGAATGCCCGCCAGGTTATGTGCGCCTCTGGTCGATCGGCCGGTGGAAACCGCGGGCGGAGGAGGGCGATGCGCTGCTCTTCCGCGTCGGCAAACACATCGTCGCCGAGGCGGAGATCTACGCGATCGCCCCGCCCGGCGAATGCAATACCGTCAGTTACGACGGCTCGCGCGATCTGCGCGGATACAAGATATTCTGGGATCCACAGCACTTCCGGGACCTGCGATGCGATCCAGTGCGGCTTTCCCTGGCGAAGAAGAGGGAGGCCCGCTGTCGCGCTAAGCGCCGGATCAAACGCGAGCGAGCGGAGATCGCCGAGATGATCCGGCCGGCGAGACTGATAGCTGAAAGCTGATCGCTGACCGCTTACTGACGAGTGACCAATGACCAACCAACAACTCACCCTCATCCACGCCGCCCGCCGCCAGCTCGGCCTGGACGAGGCCGACTACCGCGAGATCCTCGCCAACATCGCCGGCGTGAAATCGTCAAAGGACCTCACCAACAAATCCTTCGAGGACGTCATGGCCCACCTCGAACACCGAGGCTTCCGCCACCTCGGCCAGCCGGCCGATTACTGGCGATCGAAGACCTTTCGACGCGGCATCGACGCGGACGCGAGGCAGCTCCACAAGATCGCCGAACTCGCCGCGGCGGTGGACAACTACGACATGGCCGGCCTGATCCGCCGGGTCACCAAGGGCCGCTGCGGCCGACCCGAGGACTGCAATTTTAAAGAGGCCAACGCGGTGATCGAGATGCTCAAGAGCATCTCCCGCCGCCAGGAACAGGAGGCCGCAGCCGATAGCTGAAAGCTGACCGCTGAAAGCTGATCGCCGCCTTGCAACGGATTGCAACTCATGAGCGCAAGCACCGACATCTCCTCCTTCCTCGCCGGCCTCTCCGAGGCCGAACGAATCATCGCCGACCAGGCCGTCCCCGAAGCAGTCAACAAGTTCTCCCGCCACCTCATCGGCGTGGCCGCCGACCTCGCCCCGGTGAACAAGGGATACATGGTCAAAGGCCCGCCTCCGGCCCGCAAGTTCGCCAAGACCGCCCAGCCCGGATTCCTCAAGAACTCCGCCACCGTCGAACCGCCGGTCGGCACGGGCGACAAGGTCGAACAGGTGAGCGGCTTCAACGCCGAATACGCCGCCGTCCAGCACGAGCGACTGGACTACACCCACGAGCAAGGCCAGGCGAAGTACCTCGAAACCGCCGTCATCGCCGAGAAGGACAAGTTCCCCGAGTTCATCCAGGACGAAATCAACAGGAAGCTGGGAAGATGATCTCCGCTGGCAACTACCAACTGGCAACTGGCAACTCCCGCAATGGCTAAACGCCCGCCCAGCTACGAAGACATCCTCGCCTCCTACTGGCAGGAGGCGGCGAAGAAGCTGCGCGTGCTGATCGAACAGCCCCCCGGCGGACCCAGCGTCGAATGGACCCGCGCCCGCGCCCAGAGCCAGTACGCCCAGGTCGTGCGCGAGCTGCAAAAGCTCAAGTCCACATCCAACCAGATCGCCGCCGCCGCCCTACAGCAGGCCCAGCGCGATGGCCGCCTCGGCGCCCAGCGCATGATCGATGCTATGCGCATCCCGCCCGACCTCGCCAACGACGTCCTCCGGCCCAACTTCGCGCTGATCGACACCCGCACAGTGGAGGTCATCGCCCGCGACACCGCCGCCGACATCGCCCGTTCCATCGACTCCACCCAAAAGGCCCTGGGAAAAACCCTCCACGCCATGGCCGACAACGGCCTGAAGGTGGAGGAGGTCAACCGCCTCATCGCCGGCGGCGTCATCGAGGGCAAGCCCGCCCAGCCCATCCGCGAACTCCGCGAACGCCTCAAGAAAATCCACAACGGCAACGTCGTGACCGTGATCAACAAGAACGGAGATCCGATGGACTTCGACGCCGGTTCGTACGCCAAGATGGTCGTTCACACCCGAGCCAGAGAGGCCAGCACCATCGCCCGCCACGAACGCCTGAACGAAGAGGGCATCGACCTGGTCATCATCCTCGGCCGCATCAGCAAAAACTTCTGCACCGCTTACGTGGGGAAGGTTTTCTCTCTCTCCGGCAATCACCCCCGCTTCCCCGCCATCACCCAGCTCCCCAGCGAGCCCCCCTTCCATCCGAATTGCAGCAAGTCCACCGCCGCCTTCATCGAGCAGCTCGCCAGCCCGGCCGTTCTCAAGGTCGGCCAGATGGACCTGAACGATCCGATGCTGAGCACACAGGACCGCAACGCCCTCCAGCGGCGATTCCAGGACCTCCAGCTCCGCGGCGATTCCGAGCAGCGCCGCAAGACGATCGCCGAGGACATCCGGGCCAGAGCTCGAGCCGCAGGCTACGAACCCCCGCCGCTGGACAACAGGGGGAATCGATGACCCTTCGACGATCCATCGACCGCCCGTCGCCCCGTGCCGACCGCGCAACTATTGCGCGGTTTTATGCCAACTATGAATTCCTGCTCGCGCTCGGCGCGCGCCCCCTCACCCCCGTTTCCAGCCCCCCAGCGGCATCACCAGGCGCGCGCCCGTGCCAACTACCCTTCAATACGCCCGACCGCGGGCCATCGCGCGCGCCGGAAATCCCGCTAAATCCAGCATGATCCCGTGTCATCTCCCCTGGCCCATTACATTCGCACTGGCCAATCTCGCCGC